ACCGATAAACTTAACAAACCTCTCAAGGTCTCTGTCTCTATCATCAAACTGTTGATAGTTGCGGCATACTTTCAACCAGAAAGACATACCTTCACCAGTTGCAAAGTATTCGACCGCAAAGAAACGATAGAATGGTCGCTCAGTTTTAGCGAGCTCTTCTAGTGCTGGTTTATACTCTTCAATTGCTTCTTTAGCAATGTTAACTGCTTCGCGTTTTGCTGCTTCTTCAAGCATTTCTTCATGTGTCATAGTGTTTTTCCTCGCTGCCCAACCTAGATTAGGCCAAGTGTCATGGTAGATTTGATTTAACTTATCGTTACCGTAGTCAATCACGTTGTTTGTTCTTTACGTTGAGTATATACATCGTCAAATAATTCTGTCAAAATTTCATCGCAGATTTTATATTCTTTGCCACCCAAAGCAACCCTATTCATCTGCCAATACCTAACAGCATTATAAATTACTTTCTTTTGTTCAGGCGTCATTTTCATATGTAGAGGGATGATACTTTAGATACTCAAAAAATGTAAGTTTCATTTCTTTCTGCGTCATGCCACAGTGCTTAGCTGCAGCAGGAAGTGTCATTTTAGATTGAAACAACGCTTCGTTTGCTTCTCTAACATTTTCTGGAGTAGTTTTTACTGGAGCTTCAAAAAATTGCGATTTACTTATTTTTATCAAATTCACTCTTCATTTCCTCCATAGTATCCAGAAACTTGTCAACAGATTTGAGTTTGTCTACATTACACATCAAATCTGCGATTGCTTGATTGACAATAGGACGCTCATTGCGAGCAGCAAAGGCAAGCGCATTACGAAGCGATGCTTGCACTTCATCCAGAGATTCTTCTACTTGTTTAGATAATGCCATTAGTCAGTTGCCCTCCATTGATTAAGTTTAGTGCGAATAGTTTGGAACTCTTCTACATGTTGAAGAATACGATGTGCTGCCTCTTTTGCAGTTTCCTGGTCATCTTCATTCCAGCTAGAAACCTCAGTCCACACATAGTAGATTTCATCAACAATAGAGTCAATGAGTTTATCATAATGGGTCATTTGATTACCTCCAACTGACGCTTGAGTGCTTGTTTACGAGCTTTTGCCTGACGCATTGCCTGAGGTTTCAGAGTGCGCTTCTGCTCTTTTTTAGAGTGATGTTGCCAGTTGGGGGTAGTCATTGTCCTGATGCTTTTGTTATTATGTAGAATTATTCAAAACTTGGGCAAGTATAATAGGAGACTTCATCTCCTTGCTCTGCCGTGCCCCACTCATGAAACTCTTGACACAGCGCAAAGATATCTCCATCGCGTCCACCTTCTTTATGAAGGATTTCGAAGCGATTCTCAATATATTCGAGAATGTTTTCTACAACAGTCTCAACGTCTTCCGATTCAACCATCGGAACAACGCCGTCGTCGCCGTAGTCTTGGATGCCGAGCATGGGGGTTTTTTCGAGTACAGAGTCACTGTAGCACCCCTGGCACCCCCTGTCAAGCCCCCCTGGAAAACTACCTGCCGTTCTCCCAGAGGATGTGACCTTCTTCGTCAAAAACAGAAACAAAGATGTAATATTTTGGGTCTATCTGCTCGATGTCAGGAAGATACGGAAATGTTGCTTCTGCAAATTCTAATGCAGTCTGAGCTTTATTGAACACAACAAAATTATCATCATCTTTTTTGAGAGATTCATGAATCTCGAAAGGAATTTTGCCCTTATAGAAATCTAATATCTCTTCTTTTTCTTCTTCGGTACGATATCGTATTTCGTAATAAACAACAGAAACGCTGTTAGAAATACAATAATTTATGACCATATCGTATAGTCTTAAAATAGTAATGTCCATCAATCCCTCCAGATTTTAAAATGTACCGAAATTTCTAAGTATATTGTATTTAACAGATATCAAATCATCTAATAAATTTCTATTCTCTGCAATATAATTTTGATGATTATTTATCAACATAACCAACTCTTGATATACAGCTCGCAACCTTGTATCTTGTATGCATGACTGTATCCACAAAACAATAACCTTTCTGGAACCAGATGTAACTTCATTGACTCGATGTTTCAGTCCAGTAGGATAAATTAAACACTGCCCAGCATTTAATTTATACGAAACATCAGTATTTCCAACACCAAGCACCAGTTCACCACCTTCATATTCTTCAGGAGAATTTAAAAATATGGTGCAACTGTAGTCTGCTCTAGACTTGCCCATCAAATAATGGTCATTGTGAAGATTATATTTCATTCCTGGTTTATATTCCAGCAAATTCACACCATCATACATTTTTGGAATTGTGTAATCATGAAATTGCTGATTGTTTGTAATCTCACTGTATATTAATTTATGACACTCTTGCAAATAATATTCATCATCCATTTGCAAAACATGTTTCACATCAGATTGCAATCTCTTTTCAAATTTATTATTTGGGTTTGTCATTTGCCCCTCTTTGAAAGGAGCTGCGTGATAAATTTTCAGAATTTTCTCAAGAGTTTGTGGACTCAGTAAATCAATAGTATAAATCATATTTTAAATTATGGGTGAGATTGGTCAGGTTGCTCCACAAAGACAATTTCGTATTTCAATTCTGGGTCGATTCTTGACAGATACTTGTTTATCTTTCCTAAGAACTGTTCGTATGGTGTATCGTATAGTAGTTTCAAATCTTCGCCAGCAAGATACGTTGGGTTTGATGCTTCCGAAGTAAGTTCTGGTGAAGCCAGATAATCCAATAGTCTAGCAAGTTTCAACTTAACTGTGTTTGCACCATAGTTATTAAAATGCTCAGGAACTGATAGATATTCGTTTTCTTGATTTGGGTCAATATCCAAATATTCGTATGGAGCTTTAGGGAAATCCACTAAGAAGAAGTTATTTGTGTGCCAATTTTCGTCTTCTGTAATATCTCTAAGATATTGACGATATTTCTGCCACAATCCCCTAACTTCTTCAGAAAAAGGAACATCTGGAAGTTGTGTCCAATCACATTTTTTGAGAAGTTGGTTTCTGTAGTTTTCTAGTGTAGTTCTTAAAACTTGACCTTCTTCCAGAACTCTTGCTTTTACTTCTTCCTTAGAATTTCTCAATTGCTCCATTCTAATAGATTCCAATTCTGCGATTAGAATCTCATACCACTCTTTTGCTTGCTCTAAGGTTGGCTCTACAAATTCATAAACTTTCTTGACAGTAATGTTATTTTTAAAATCAAAAATTTCACGCTTCTTTTCACAGAAGTAAGTACCATCACTATAGTAAGTGAAGAACATAACTTGGTCTGAATCAGTCCACCAAATATCTGGAGTTTTATCTCTGATTCTTACCAAATCCTCATCAGTTAGTTTATAAACCTTGCCTCTATAAAATAGAGAGTTTTCAAAAACTAAAAATTGCAAGATAGGTTCTGGAGTATTTGTCGTCATTTTTATAGTTCCTTATTTTGCAACTACTGCATTTATATACCAACCAGTAGCAATGTATTTATTTCCTTTAAGTGGAGGATTGCCTCTATGTGCATGTGTAAAAGGAGCTGGCCAAATGACACATGTTCCTCTTTTCGGTTTTACACGAATAGATTGATATAGAAATTCAGTTTCTCCTCCTTCTTCAACATCATTTAAATAAATTGTCCAAACTAAAGTTCTTTGTGCATGTTGATAACTGCTATTTTCGCAGTGCCAAACATGGTATCCACCTGATGGGCAAGTTTTTTGAACTTTAACATCTGTGGAAATTAGTGGAATTTGAGATAATCCACCATATTGAGAACAATAATCCAGAAAACACGCATGTAAATATTGATTTAATTCAATTGCTCTATCAATATCATGCATGTTAAGCAATATTGATAAATCTTTTCTACCTAAATCTTTATTTCCAAATTGTGTTGTTCCATCTAAAATAGGTGACATGCTGTTTGTTGACATGTCGAGTAAAGATTCAAGTGAATTTATAACTTTATCGCAAACAGATTTGGGAACATGGTCTTCCCAAATTCCAATAAATTGGTCGAATACGCCATTCATCAATTCGGGTGGCTTGATTGGTAATACAGAATTCATATCTCAAAAATAATTTAAAATGCTTTGATAATGTATTTAGCTCTAAAATAGTTACTCATAAGAGGAATTTCTTCTGCTGCTTCCAAACGTATATCCAAGTTAGTATCCCAATCAGTTCTACTAACATCTCTGAGAGTAATGTTGGAATCATTGATTGTTACAGCAATATCACTCATACTCAAAGTTTTATTAATAGTGGTTCCTCTATTATTTGTGTCTCCATAAGTTGTGGTAAAAGCAATAGTACCACCACCTTGAATTGGATTAACCATTCCACTAGAACCTGCGCCATCATCATGACCATAGGCTGCTTTAGGAACCGAAGATTCAGACTCCCAATACAAATAATGAGAGTGAGTTCTCAATCCCCTACCTTCTCTAGAGAATTGATTAACTGAACCAGATGTGTTATTGAAAAACGCAACGTTTTTATAACCACCACTAGCACCAGTACAAAATCTATCTCCATCACCCTCAGCAGCACTACCACCAGTTGCTTGAACATATCTGATAGCATGTAAGTGTGGTGCGGGACCACTTAGAGCTCGAATACCAACAGGACCAGCACTAAATGAAACGTTTCCACTGATGGTGGCATTTGCATTTATTGTCGTAGATGCAAATCCAGACGTGATGTAATTTCCAAGACTAAACGTATCTGTGGCAGCACCACCAATTACTGGAGTATTTGAAGGGGCTCCTGGTGTTACTTCACTGTCTGGTGGTAGTTGTCTCGTGGTGGTTAAAGAATAAAGACCACCAGTAGAACCAGGAGTATTAACATCAGCCTGAGAAATGCCAGGTCCAACAGTTGGAGTCAAAGTTAATGATAAACCAGTGCTAACTGGACCAGTTCCCATTAACTTCCTAGACCTATAATCAGGAAGATTGAAAGTACCAGAATTTCCTCCAGTTCCTCCGTAAGTAGTACCAATAACATCATACAACGCTCTATATTCAGAAACGTTCAGTGTTCTTCCATCACAAGGTAACCAACCTGGATAATCATTGGTTACATTCCAGTTATTAGTTTCTGTAGTTAAGTTAGTGCTGTTAGTCCAAGAATCTGGTTTTGCGATAGCAACAACCGTTCCGATGGTTACTCCAGTTCTTGATGTTGGTATTGAGTATCTTACTGGCATTTTTATATTTTAATTAAATATTCTACTAAAATAAAAGCATGTTGTATATCATCCATTTTTGATATATTAGAAGTATTTAAATTAATCGTTGTTACTATATTATCTGGCGACATACCAGTAGTGGCAACATTAACTTGTGTGGTTGACCTACTCACAGCACTTCTAGTGAGAGAATGGGTGTGCGTAACACCAGTTATGGTTCCAGCAACGCTAGTATAGTCATCAACAACGTCAACGTCTGTTCTAGTAAGTTCTGGAGAAGCGTCCTGTGTAGAACAGTTGGAGTTCATAGTATTCTGGTCTCTCTGCACAATATTAGCATAGTGTCCATGAGGTAGGAATCCATCAAACGAAGGAATTCCTTCTGGAGTTGTTGCCCCCAAAGTGCTAGCAAAGTTTAAGCTATCACTGATGGGAACCGTTACTGAAGGTATACTGAAATTTCCAGTGTAATATATTTCAATTGGATTTGATATGTTTGTGCTAACAGTTGCTGCTACACCCACTCTACTGATTTGCGTTTGATTTACTGGATTCGTAGCGGTTAAATGAGCGTACCCACCTGACGTAGGCATTGCTCTAATATACTTAGAACCCAGGTCAGGTAATTGAAATTGACCACCAACTCCAAATTCATCTGCTTCTTCTAAGGTAACATTAGATTTTCTGTACTTAGATGCCTCTCCAGTTCCAAGAATTTGTTTGAGAGCTGGATAATCATCACCATTTTTTATACTTCCATCACAGCGTAAGTACCCAGCAGGAACTTTAGATTTCCATGTGCCATCGTTTGGGTCAGAACCATCTAATTTTGCAGGGAACGCAATAATTGTCCCAGCAAATATTCCATGTTTTCCTTTTTCATAGCCGTAATTAGTTGCCATGGATTTAATAAGCTCTGATAATGTACATTACTTGACAAACTGGAGTATCTGGTTCGATTTCCACAACTCCAATGCCTGTTTGTGGTGGATTAACTGGATTTACATTTCCTTTGGATATATTATTTATTGTATATGATGGAGGGATTGACATGCTACCCTTGTTCAAAGAATATTGTAAAGATTGGTGGTCGTGTGCAGTGTGATACACGTTTCCACTATTAACTACGAAATTTACTATATTCTGGTCAAGAGTAACATTGTAAGGCCAGTTACTATTGTTTGTAGAAATAGGGTCATCACCAGAGTTAATATAATTTCTCAATCCAAATGTTCCAAAACTATTAGATTTTACGAAATCAACAGTGGCAGATGCTTGCTGTGAAAACAGAAGCGAAGTACCACCTTCTGGCGAACCTTTGAGAAGTGCTTGTCTGCCAGCAGTGTTTGCTTCTACTTCATATGTGACAATTCCACCACAACTGTCTGCACAACAAAGGAATCCATTAGCATTGATATTATTTTCACAGTTTTCTACCCAACTACTTGGTGTAGATACTGTAGTAAAAGTTCCAACGTGACCATGAGATGCGATGTGGTCATCCCCAAGTAATCTACCAGCAACATAGATTGCGTCAAAAAACGCTGGGTCATTCAAATTTTGTCCTGATATAGTTGCTCTAATATTGCTAAATGATGGCAAAGTAGCTTTAACGTCAACGTTTGATTGAGCGATAGGTTGAAGTGCATTCGGTCCATCATTTGCGTCATTAATCACATTCTTGAAGGAATTCGGCATCGAAATTCCAGATATATTCTGGTGAGATGTGTGATAATCAACCAATCCCTTAGATAATAAAGAAGGAAGGGCAAAAGATAATCCAGTTGAACCACCATATCTAATTCCAATAACATCATATAACAATGGATAATCAGAAACCTGTTTTGTGGTTCCGTCGCATCTCAACCATCCTTTTGGAATTTTGGATATATCACCCGCCCAAGGAACTATAGTTCCAACGGCGGTGCCCTTTAAACTTCTTACTGAATTGTAATTAACTGCCATCTGATTAGATCTCCATTAATTTCCAACCTCTTACCGAGCTAGGAATAGTATTACCAGCACCGTCTGTAGTGCCAACAAATACCAATCCAAAGGCACAGTTAGGAGTATTAATAATTAGTTCACCACCAGAATTATATGTTTGACCAACTGCCATACCGAATGTAGAACCAGTGGAATCACCCTGGATTGAATAACTTCCAGTAGCACGAATAATTAGTTGAGTATTGTAAGAGATTTGTCCACCAATATCAACTATTCTTATCATATCACCATTAGCTGGTGCTGCTGGTAGAGAAAGAATAAGATTTGCGCCAACTCCAGCAGGAGCAACATAGTAATTTGTATTAGGAATCAATTGTTCTGTAGCGGTTATTGTAGCTTGAGTGTTTGCCTGAGTTGCAATGTAAACCCACTTTCTTCCTCCAGTTGGAGTGAAGTAATTGTCAATTCCACCTAAATCAATAGCACCAGTATTATTTACAGTAAATCTTTCTGCTGCACCAGAATTAACGGTGAAATCACCACCACTGACCGTAAGATCGCCAGTTACTGTAACATTATCAGCAAAAGTAGCATCATTTGCACTTAATGTCAATACTGTTTGACCAGTGCTAGACTTAATATCATTACCTGTAACAGTCAAATCACCTGCGACAGTGACATCAGAACCAGATAGAGTTAATGCGGTTGCAGTGCTAGACTTAATAGTATTGCCGTTTACTGTCAAATCACCGAAGATAAATGTATCACCAGTAGAAGCCTTAACATCAAATCTAGTAGTTCCACCTACTTGTAAATCAATCAGTTCTGATGCAGCATTCGAGGCGGTATTAGTTACATTTAACTTAATTGCCGTAAATGTTACAGCAGAGTTATTCCAAGTAGAAGTTACATCTAGCGCATTGACATCCGTTGTCAATGTTCCTTGTGTAATGGTGGTCTCGCCATTACACATATCAACCGAGAATCTAGTAGTTGCACTATCTCTCAGAGCGAAAGTTCTGTTTGCAGCAGATGCAGCACAGGAACTTACGAAAGATAGAGGACCATAGACTGTCAATCCACCAAGAGAAGTGGCATCGCTAATCGTAGTCGCACCAGTATTCGAGTTGACAGTAAATTTAGTTACATCTGGATCAGCTCCATTTGTTATTGTCAATGTTTGGTCTACCTGACCAATCGCAGTACCAACTTTAACTGCTTCACCAGATGTTCCAGTAGAGTTTCTAGAAACGAAGAGATAATCATTTTGATTTAGAACTCCACCAAATTCAGCAAGATTGAATGGGTCACTAGTTCCAGAGTTATCTACGTTAGCAGTCAACCATGTAGCATCAAGAGAAACATTAATCTTCTGTACGGTTGTTAAGTCTGGGTGAGTAGTCTTAATTGGTAAGAAGGTTCCGTAAGGTTGTCTCTCAACAATGACGTAGTAAGGAGCAGATGCAACCTTAACCAATCCATCAGCTGGAACTCTAACGATTTCTGGGTGTCTACCAGCAGAAATTGGAGTATCAACTAGTAGGTCAGAATTGATACCGAAAGTAGGAGCATTAGTTAGTGGGAGGTAGTATCTGTTTCCAGTTAGTGCAGGTAGTGCTGTTCCAGCATCAGAATTATATGGAGGAGCTGTTTGGTATTGAGTTCCGCCCCAATCACCAGAACCAGCAGTGTCAATAGTATTGCTAAATCCAGAAACAATAACAACCAAGTCAACGTTCTTATCAGCAGGAACTCCAGATGCAGTTCCAGTGTGACCAGAAATAGCAGAACCTAGTTGTGCTCTAGCTCCATTGAAGTTGAAGCTGGCAGTTCCACCACTTAAGGTGATATTACCATTTGTCAATAGAGAAGCGTCTACAGTTAGATTGTTTCTAATTGTAGTAAATCCACCCTGTCCACCTAATGTAAGCTGACCTGCGTTTGTAGCAAAGTTAAGTGTGCTAGCAGCTCCACTATTGGAGAAGAAGTTAACTGTACCAGCTGAAGTGGTTACGTCAACAGTTTCGCTAGAAAGTTTGTTAGAACCTATCGACAAGTCACCCCAAACTGTAGTCTGTCTGGTCTTGATAGTTGTAACGCTATTGGTAGCATTATTCAGATAGGCACCACCGAGATTAATTCTCGAAACATTCGTAGATGTGGTTGCAGGATTACCTAATGTGAACGTTAGGTTGTTCGATGCTGCAGCAAAGTTCAGAGTAGTTGCTGCAGTAATTGTATTCGCTAGACTTAGAGATGAAGCTCTAGCAAATGAATCTACAGTAGCAGCATAGTTACCAACATTCAGCGTACCAACAAAACCAGTATTGGTTAGTAAGTTGAAAGTGCCAGTAGTAATAGCAGTTCTTACATCAGCAGTGTTGGTTGTGCCACCACCATCGATATCAATATCATTCTCAAACTTAAAGTCGCCAGTAATTCTAGCATTTCCATCAACAACTAATGTTCTATCTAATTCAGTGTTGGTTACATTAATACCAACTCTTCCGTTATTTGTTGTTGCAACACGAAGAGTTGCTTCATTATTTGGATTTAAACTATCACCACCAACTAACAGAGCATTAGCAATAGTTGATTCTGTCTTAGTAGCAACACCACCAGATATGCTAATCGCAACAGACTTTCCACTAATGAATGTATTACCAACTACATCTAGATTTGCTCTAGGTTTGATGTTGTTTTGACCAGAAAGGTCAGTAAATGCTTCGGTATATGCATCATCGCTAGTTCTAGCAAGAGTGTTAATACCTAATCTGTAGTCACCTAGAGTTGCAGTATTAGTTCTTAGAGCTTCAGCACCAATAACACCAAATTCCTTCCAAATGTTATCACCCTTCTCAAATGTCCAGTTAGCACCTAGACTTGCAGAAGAATATGTAGCAGAAGAAGCTGCCTGATTTGGGAAGATAGTTAAGTAGATAAAGGTCGAAGAAGGACCAGGATATCCAGCAGAACTAATAGCACTACCACCATTTGCTGCAGCATCGATGCTAACAGCATTAGGAATACTCCATGATGTAGAAGAATTTAGAATTGATACCGAAGTATTTCTTATTCTAATCTGACTTGCTGGGGTGATTCCTAGGTTTGCTAGAGTGTCACTGAAGTTGACTCTGATTACAGAATAATTGATGTAAGTAACAATAGACGTTACCTGAGGAGTAACTCCTGAAGTTGTTATTGTAGTATAGTCATTCGCATTAATCCATCCTAAGGAACCAGTGTAATTAACTTTACCCCCCTTGAGTAGAATGTCACCAGAACGTGGTAAGTTAGTACCCCAATTTTGATTAGCATTTACAATTTCTTGTGTTGTGCTGAAATACTGCTGGCTAGCAGTTCCTAGTTTAATATTAGGACTTACGTTAGTGGTAGATGTTCTGATAGTGTAATCTTGGTCGCCTCTAGTATTGATGCTCCATACACCAAACGTAATAGTGTTGTTGCCAAGTGTAATATCACCTTCACCATTATTTCTAGGGTCATTTCTGATATCTCCACTTGGAGCAGAGTAAGTAATAATGCTGAGAGGTGGTTTGAT